TATAACTTTCTATAGCCATATGTAATTGATTTATCAATGCACCATTTTGCATACGATAAGCAAAGTTAAGTTTTTGGTTAAGATCAGATATAGTTTTGGAAAGGTCTTCCAAAGATTTGTCTGACAAGTCTGTAATGAATGGATGTTGCATTCATTTATTTAGTTAGTAGGAACTAGGCGTTACTCTTTTCCAAATTGCGGTTGTGCCGTCATAGTTCGCGGTACATAGGTATATATATGTGCCATCAGTTTCGATTGTTCCAGTGACATCTCCTGGACTACCAATTGGTAACTGTCTATGATAAGCTGCTCCTGAAACTGCCACATTAGCATTAGCAGTTAGTGTTAATGAAGTATTACTTGATATTGAACTTACAGTACCAATAACAACATTAGAAGAATTTAATATTACTCTTCCTGCTACTAGTTCTGTCAAAAATATAGTACCACTGCCTGTTACCGTTGTGCTGTTAGTGGCAGCAGTAATAGTATTTGTCGCTGCTACATTTGTTACAACAGGTGTGCCATTTATAATTGCAGTAGATTTTTTAGGCCTATTAATAGGATAAATATCCATCAATGTTCCGCAATTGGTAGTAGAAATAAGATAATTTACTTGTGTAACACCAGCAGGTATAGATACTTGATTAGTATACGTATTTCCAGGAGTAGGTGTAGTATTACTTACATAGTTTTCTAATTGAAATGCAGTGTATGACAGACCTACTGTAGGTATATTACTTCCATCATTTGTTGTAGTGGGAAAGGTAATAAAAGCACTTGAATTTGCTATAGTTAAAAATAGTTCAACATTGCTCTGAGTTCCAACAGGTGCCCACCCACCAAAATTAAAAGTAGTATTTGCTGTTATAGTTCCATACTGAACATCACCTTGACTTACATTTATGGTTGTTGTTCCCTGTACATTATTACCTAAATTATAAGTACTTGCTCTAAATGATCTAGTAGTAGCATTACTAATTAAAGTATTTGCCATATCATTGTTAAGAGTTTCCCCATCTAGTGCTGCTTTTAACACAACCTTGTTTTGCAAGTCTGTTATTTCAGTACCTGCTGTATTAAGGTTAGTTTTAATTGAGGTAAAATTGTCTCTAAATCCTTGGGTACTGTTGTTTATACCCGGAACAGGATAATTTACATTAATGTTGTTTGTGTTTATTGAACTCATACTTTATTCTTTCGTAACTATTTATTACAAATTATGGGGTGATCGTTTTTTGCGGGAACGTAATTACAAAATCTTTTGAATTAATAGGATTAGGTGTAGGAGTAGCACTCGGTAGATCACTCCAACTTGGTATATTTAAATTGTCGTTCCAATTATAAGTGTTGCTCTTATCTATATAGTATCTGTCAATCGTAAAATCAATTGCATTTAATTTATAAGGCCAATTTTGATTAATATTATTAGCGATAGTAGTTGCTTTACCGGGCAATGTGTAGCAGATTACCCAAGCTCTTGTATATCCTAAAACGTTGCCATCTGCTTGTTGCGTATTCATCCATTTTGGCAATAAATTACTATTTCGATCACTACCCAAATTATTTATAAGTTGCTCAGTCATATTATCTAAACTAGCTGGATAAAATACATTAGTAGATCCTGGAGTCAAACTGGTGTAAAATAAATTACTTTGAACGTTTGAAAAACTTGTATACAGGAAATCTTCACTGGTTAGGTAAGGACCTAATTCTAAACTTACAATAGTGGGCCACCTAATTTGTTCAGAAATACTTTCTCCCTTTTCATTAATTAAATTATCAATTATTTGACTATAGACAACCTCATAAATTATGTCACTATTTTCATCTCTAGCTATTGCGGTTTTTATTTCACCTAAAGTTAAAGTTCTCCAATAGTGATTTTTTTTCATCGCCTCTATGTAATTTTCAGCACTGCTTGCTTCGATACCATATGCATGAACAAACGAAACATCTCTTGCTTTACCAAAATTATAATCATTTGCTCTATATAAAAAATCGTTTGGAATAAGTGAATTGTCATTTAATAAAGATTGTATTACCGATCTCTGTGCTAAGGGAGGTGAAGCCTTCAAATAAACATTTTCCGTAACTTTTTCGTAAAATTGATATATATCTAATGTAAAAGTTTTTCGACTTGATACCAGTGGGTAATCTAAAGATGTTGCTTCAACTGTAAATGTAAAGGTAGTGTTTGTAAATTGTTTTAATAATTCACTTGTGGGTTGATATGCAACTTGACCTATGATTTCTCCTGCAGTATCCAAAACTAATTGTGATGGTAATTTTCCATCTACTAGTCTATACGTAAGCGTTTGATCTGAAGTAGCTTTAATCTTTAATGTACTTATAGAGTTATTATAAACTGTTCCTAAATAATTATCAGTTTCCCAAACAATATCATTAACAACCTCATTGGATACAGTAATATAAAATTGATATGTTTCACTAAACAATCCATTTAATTTATATGCAAACACTTTAAAAATGTATTGACTTATTCCTTTGGCGATATTAATTGTACCAGTTACCCAACCTGTATTTACGTCAGCAACAAGACCAGGAGGTAAATCTGCGAAAAAATAAGATACCGTTGTACCATCAAAATCGTAACCTATTATTTTAAATGAGAAAAAATCACCGCTTTTTAATACTGGAATAGTATTTCCATCAACTAAGTAATATTCATAATAAGGATCAGTTTCGTCTATCGGAATTCTTTTAGGAAAATAATTTAAGATAACCGGTCTTCTTGGACTGATAGTGGAATTAACTAATTCAACATTTTTTACAGTGATGCTATATGATGACGATACACTACCTAATACACTTATCAATGTAATTGTAAAATCACTTTTCCTTGAAGTAGGTATTCCGTTAATACCTATAGGTGGTACTGGATACCCTGAAATTATCCCAGTGTTTTCATCTAAAAATAACCCTTCAGGTAAATTACCAGAAGCTAAGAAAAATTTGACTGAATTAGTTTTAATGGGAATAGTATATGAAATTTCAATTGAAAAAAATTCACTATCAAAAATTGTCGCTAAATTACCTGAAGGAGTGGTTAATTTTGGAAACCCTGCTGTCAATAATTCTATTGAAAATGATCTATCAGCAAAATTACCAATTTCATCATTAACACGGATCGTAAAAGTGTAGGTAGTATTTTTATTGACACCTGTTGGTATACCAGATATTACGCAAGTATTGTTTATATTACTAATTTTAAAATTATCTGGAAGTTTTCCATTTAATAACTTGTAGTCTAATAGTAAAGCTGGATATACTGGTAAGGCTCTTATTTCAACATTAAATGGCGATGTTGAAGAATAGCTTCCTAACAGTCCTGCAGGGGTTTCCCAAATTGGTTGTGACATATTAAGTTAAGGCTTTTAATGCTATTTCATAGTGATGCTTACGATCTTCTAAACCAATCGTTCCGCCATTTATTCGCTTAGTGAGTGTTACAAAATCATCTTTATCACACCATTGATTTAAGTTGTTTTGATCCCAAAACCAACCTGCACTACTAACAGCACCTTCTGGTGTTTCTAGATATGCTACAGTTTCATCTAAACTTATACCTAAATCTTGTGCAAATTTTGTATAATTAGCACGACCAGTTAATTGAATCAATCCACGACCACAAAACTTATATCCATCACCACTTGCCTCATCACCGTTGCTCATACGATTAGCATAAACACGATTTGCAATCTTTTCAGGCTGTCTTTCATACTGTTTTGCAATCGCTTCATTTGGGAAATACTTTTTGAATGTAGTCATTAATCCTTTAGCACTGTAATTTAAATTTTCTTTTACAAAATTAAATCCACCGCTTTCATGTGCAGTTTGTGCTATAAATGCTGCTGCACGTTTTTTATTAACGTACATGTCATAGTACTCTGCTGTTTCATGCAATGACAATGCGTACTTTTTAAGAACTGCTTCTTTTGTTTTTGGACAAACTTGTTTTAATATTTCTAGTGTTATCATTTTTATTCCTTATAATCTTCCTACTGCTATTTCTATAACTCCTGCAACTCCAGTAAAATCTTCTAGTGCTTTACCAAGAACCGATCCTATTACAGGATTTGAATTAGATTTGGCGTATCCATTACCGGCGCTTACTAACATATCGCCTTTTGATATTATTCCAATTACTTTAACAGGTACTCTTCCCTGCAGTGCTACTATAGTTGGATATTCAGCCTCAATTGTACTATTCATAACATATGCTGGATTAGTAGAAACAATTCCTGCTATTCTATTACTCATTTCAGTATTGCATTGTCTAATTTCAGCAACGCCACCGAACTCTACAACAGTACCGGGATCAATTTCTGTATCCGCTGCGTAATATTCTGCTAAGTCAGCATAAGTTGCATTGAGCAACGATCCTGCTGTTAATACCCAATTTCCTATAATATTACCTTGAGTTGTGTTTGCCCCTGTACTTAAATTTCTACCTGTTAATGTACCAGTTTGTACATTAATATTTCCCGCGACAATATTTCCAGTCACACTTAAAGCACCAGCACTCAACACCTTAGAATTTGCATTATAGGTAAGCAAGGCATCTGCAACTAAATTAGCGTTACCTGACGTAGTGTTTACAAATGGTAAATAAGTAATTATATTAGCATTCGCCGTGGTTGTTACGTTTGCAAAATAACTCACATTCGCAGCAAGTACATTTCCATTAACATTAGCACCTTGAATATTACTTAAATTATTACCACTACCAATAAAAAAGTTAGCTGTGACTGAATTACCCAAGTTTGCAGTGCTTGCTGTTAAATTGCCTTGCGCACTGATAACTCCAGTCGTTCGTAAATTTTGTGCTTGTACATTACCTGTCGCACTGACCGTAACTGTAGTTACATTACCTGCAGTTACGGTTCCATTTGCACTTATTATGCCGTTTGTAGCAAAACTTGAATTTGAAAAAATTGTACCAGTCGCACTTACATTACCAGCGGTCGTTAGATTAGCGCCTATAACATTACCAATTACACTTATTGTGTTACCTATAGTTATGTTGTTTGCTGTTATATTTCCAGTCGCACTTATTAGTCCACCTGTAAGGAAATTGCTTCCAATAACATTACCTGTAGCACTAACTGATAAAGAGGCAAATAAATTCCCTACATTTGCATTTCCTGTTGCGCTTAAAGCAGTGGTGGATAAATTACCGACATTCGCATTACCTAAAACATCTAATAGTCCATTTATATCAACTTCAGTTGAAGTGATTTGTAAAACATTTGAAACACCTGCCACACTTAAAACTATATTTCCATTAGCGTTAGAAATCGCTATATTAGAAGTCCCGTTAGCAAAACGTCCTAAAAGATTTCCTGCGGTAATATTACCATTCGCACTTATGTTTAAATTGGATGTAATATTTGCATTTGATAAAATACTACCAGTTACTGATACATTTCCTGAGTTAACAAAATTTTGAGCAACAATGTTTCCAGTCGCTGAAATACCACCTGTTACCGTTAGTAAATTACCATTAAAAGTTAAATTTGAAGTTGCATCAATATTACCTAAATTGTTAAACAACACTTGATTATTGCTACCGGGAGAAGTCATGTATGTAGCATTTAAATTTAACACATTGATATTATTACTTACTATGCTGTTTGATCTAATCGTACCAACAACTGATAGATTACCTAAACTTCCTACTCCAGTTATATTGGGTTGATTACTTGATAAGTTACTAATCGTACCTTGAATAGCTCCAGTTGCAGTAATATTCCCTGTGCTTATTGTATTAGCTAGGTTTATTACAAAGGGCGTTGTTCCTGAGTTAATAGTAGCAGTATTACTTGTTGCAGTTGTAACACCTACTCTAAAATTTGCATCAGTCTGAATAGTAATTGTAGCTATCCTATTTGTTACTGTAACATTGCCTGTATTCTGATTTACGGATATACCTGACCCTGCAAGTACCTGAGAAACTCCAGTTTGGTACTGGATCGAGAACAATTCATTAAAATTGTTCTGTGTTTTTTGAAAAGCTACACGTATAGCATCTGAATCAGGATCGTTGGGATATGAACCGAAGTCGATAATTTCTTGAGCCATTTTAAATTTCTACCTTTATAGTGTATTTATCGTATTTTTATAAAGCTTCTGCCCAAAAAAATAGCCCGTAAAACCGGGCTATATAAAGCGTGGTTTTATTATTTTATACCACTTAGTTTTTTCCATTCGTTAAGCATTTCTCTACTTTCTGTAACTTTTACAGCAGTGTGAGGTAATGTTGTTTGATCACGCTTTTCTTTATTGAGTCCACCTGCAAGTGTTCGTATCAAATACTTAATATCTTGCATCGTAGTATCATCAGCTCCATTCGCTAATTCTTCTTCAATAGGGCGGGCGCTCTCAAGATTTTCATTTTTTTGATCTTTTGATGTTTCCTTTGAATTTTGATCTTTTGATGTTTCCTTTGAAGTAGAGTCAGCTTTTACAAAAGTTGTAGTAGGATCATCTCTACCTGGAGTAAAAGTTGTTCTCACACGATAACCCGGAGCTGGTACGTATTCTGTTTTTCCGTTTGATGAAAAAATGTGTCCTTTAGGATCAGCGTATGTACCTTCAGCTTCATTCATTCTATGCCCACATTCACCTTCATACATACCACATTCTTGACACATACCTTCATTGGTCATTTCTTCATCATATTCTTTAACAAAACGTAGACGACCCTGATCATCAACTGACGATTGTTGAGCCCCAGCAGAAGGTCCTTTATACTGTAATCTACCTTTATCATCTACTGATGAACGCTGTGGACCTGCTGTGTCACCTTTAAATTGCAGTCTGCCTTTATCATCTACTGAGGATTGCTGTGGTCTGTCAGTATCTTTAAATTGCAGGCGACCCTTGTCGTCTACTGATGAACGCTGCGGTGATGGATTTTTAGGATCTCTCATGTAATGAATACGATCTTGATCATCAACCGATGAAGAATTTGGTCTATCAGTATCTTTAAATTGTAATCTACCTCTATCATCTACAGATGATTTTTGTGGACTAGGATTTTTTGGATCTCTCATGTAATGAATACGGCCTTCATCGTCTACTGAAGTCGATATTTCACGTTCTTCATTTACTTTTTCTTCATCATTATTATCTTCTTCATCAGAGCCTTCTTCAGCCTCATCCTTCTCCTCGTTTTCATCTTCACTTCCCTCATCTTCATAATCGTGTGAATTTTGGTCGTCATGTTCTTCGTGTTCCGAATCATTTGACATTTCTATACCTTCTTGTCCATGATCTGACATACCACTTAGCTTTTGCATCAATGAAACAATATCATCATGCCCTGAACCTGAATTGTCATCTTGTGACATTGGAACTCCATATGCTGATAACAGTTGTTCTGGTTCTACAACAACTGGTTCATTTACTGCAGGACCTGACATTGAATCCATTCCTGCATTTCTTAATAAAGCCATTATTTCACCGGCTTGTTCCCCACTCGCTGTAATACTAACACTATTTTCTGTATCATTATCACCTTGAGTCGTAGTAACAGTTAAACTTTCGTTTATCATTTTTTCTAATTGGCTGTCCCATAGTGAAAAGTCAAAATTTTCTTTCATAGGTTTACGATCCTTATTTTTTGATGGTGCATTTACATCTACTGCATCTGGATACCCTTTTTTGCCATATGGTTCGCTGATGCTTAAACCTTTTGGTGGTGTAACCATTTTACCTGTTTTATCTCTATATGGTTTTTCACGATCAAAAATATCAGATTCTGGCTCTCTTTTTGGTGAAGGAGTAGTTGAAGCAGATTTAATTCCGCGCTTTAATTCATCTGGATAATTGTCGTCTTTTGTGTCGAATCTAGGTAGTTTTGACGGATTATACCCACTACTACCAGGTTTTCCTCCTGAACCATCATTCCATCTACGTGAGTCCCATGCATCTTTTTTACTTTGCTCGTAATCATTCCATGCATCTATTCCTTTATTCGCAAATTTTTTCATTGAGTCTACAACGTCAAAATCTGATTTTTCATCGTCACCGTACATTCTTGCTGCGCCAGGTCCGTCTTCATCTACCTTTTCATCATTATCGTATTTGTTAAACTCTTTTCTAGCAGCGTCCATTGTCTTTTCACTAGCACCTTGTTGTCCCAAACGTGCAAGAGTTTTCATTCCTTCTGGACCAAACTTTGCATAACCTTTAGCATGTCTGCTCATTGCTTCCTTAACAGGAAAAGTTTCTCCGCCTAATTTAAAGCTATCATCACCTGATGCTTTGGCCTGTCTTGCTGCATAAGTAAATGGATTTTCTTCTAATGGTTCTTCTACAACAGTTTGTGACATCATAGGAGATTCGCCCATTAATTTATCTTTACCTTTGTAACGATGAATTTCTAACGCATCACGTAAGTTATCACCCATGTGGCCTGTAGCTTTAAATTCAGCAATCTCTTGTTGTAAACCTTCAAGCATTTCTTCAATGCTCATTTGTGTTTCTTTCATCATCTCAGCAAAGTTAACACCTTCTTTTAACTTGCCTGCTTTTTTAGCTGCCTTCATGCGGCTCCCCCATACTTCATCTTTTGGTGATTCAACTTTACCATCACCATCATAATCTTTTTTAGCTTTTTCTGCCTCGCTGACTTTTTTCTTTGCTCTTAATGCAGCAAAATCTTTAGCATCTAATTTACCTTTTGGTGCAGCTACGTCTAGGTTCTTTTGATCACCTTTTAGTTCTTCTTTAACTTTCTCTGGTGGACTAGGTGATTTTCCTGCTGCTTTCATAGTGGCATCATATTCACCTTTGCTGACAGGTTTTTTGTTTACTGTATATGATTCTTCTTTAACTTTTTTCTTATTCTTATTGTCTAGGTATCCACGCTTATTAGCAGTTGCCCATGCAATATTTTCTGCTTCCTTTTTGCCTTTGCCTAAATCACGTTCTGATTTTGCAATATGTTTTACCATACGATCAACCTTAGCACCTTCTAGTATGGCTTCTTCAGTAGAGTCAAACCAATCTTTAAGATTCTTTTTAGACTTAGCCTTTTCTGCTTTTTTAGCTGCTTTTTCACCAGCGGTGAAACCATGCTTTGTGCCTTTTGCTGCACTAGATGGAGCTTTGCCACCAATAATTGCAGCACCAGCTGCATCTGCGCCCTGCCATTTTTTAGCATCTTTAGTTGCTTCACTTTCTTGCCTACCGCGCTTGTTTTTTTCCTTAGCTTTTGGCTTGTCGTCACCTTCTTCATCGGTGTCGTATTCTTTGCCATACTTACCAGTATGCTTTTTGCCTTTGATATCGGCCATTTTAGTTGCTTCATCTAATAAAGCAATCATTTGTCTCATGTCTAAGTTCATAGTAGTTGACTCCACAATTTCTTTCTTTGTAATATTTGCTAAACCTAAAATATGATTGAGTGATTCATTCACATCAGGGGTCATTCTTTTTATATCTTGAAGCTCGGCCTCTCTGTTTTGCTGCTGTTGCCTTCTGATAAGATTAGCACGGTCTCTATTTGCTCTCTCGTCAGGTTCGTATTTTCTTTCTGGTGGGGGAGGAGCCCAATTTATAGCGTTATCTGTTCCCGTTGCTGCAGGACCCTTATTTACAGGACTATCAGTTTTTCTAGTGATTTCGTCATCACCTTTTTTTTCTGTATCTTCAGGTTTTTCTGTTTTTTCATCTCTTTTAAATTTAGGAAAGGCCTCTTTTTCATCACCTCTTTTGCCAGCATCACCTTTTTCTGCATCGGCTTTACCTGGCCCATCTTGTGCGACCTTTTCAGGTTCTGGCTTAGGATCATCCTTTTTAGCTTCAGGTTCTTTGGCTGGTTCTTTAGCGGGTTCAGTTTTAGCCTGTTGTTCTGCATTCTTATCGAGACCTAATAATTTTCTAAGTTTTTCTAGTACATCTTCTTCATTTTTTTCATCTTTACTAGGCTCTATCGCTGCTTGTGTTGTTGCAGCACTTTCTTTGTCATTAACTGTATCTGCTTCGGCATTTGGTTTTTCTGAGTTTGTTGTTACAATGTCAGGATCTTGTACTGCAATATCATAATCTTTTTTCGGTTGATCAGCTTTTCTAGTTGGATCTTCTACCTTCTCTGGTTGATTCTTTTGTGGGATTGGCTTTTCTTTAGCTGTTACAACAACTGGTGGCGATGATGTTTTATCACCTGAGTTGGATGCTGTTTGGGTTGTTGTGGTAGAATCTGGCATTGTTGTTGCGGGTGCGTCGGCAGCTTTTTCTGATCCAGGATCTATAAAATCAATAGTAACAGGAGTATTTGAATTTCCTTGCTGCGCACTTGTTGATTTTTCTGCTGCTGATTTTTTCTCGTCTGCAGTCATATTAGCTATCGCAGCTAATAATGCAGCATGTAACCCAACACTTTGTGCTGCAGATTTTTTATCAAATTTTTCCTTAGGAGGACGGGATGCACGATCTCCTGGAAATAGTGGGTTAGGTTCTGCCTTTGCTGGTTCTACTTTTGCTGGTTCTACTTTTGCTGGTTCTACTTTTGCTGGTTCTTTAAACCCCTTACCTTGTAATTTTTGTTGAAGTTGTGCCCTTGTATCAGTAGCACCTTTATCACTTTTAGGTCTAAATCCACTTATGCTTCCTGGTTCAGGATCTTTAAATCCTTTACCTTGTAATTTTTGTTGTAATTGTGCTTGCACATTAGCAGGAATTGGTTTACCTGTTTTTGGATCTATTGTATAATGCGGTTGAGAACTTCTATCTTTTGCTGCAGCATCTTTTGCTGTCTTATCTGCCTCTGCTTTTCTTTGAACAGCAGGACGATCTAATTCTTTATAATTCCTTTGTTGGGTAGACAAAGCAGGTTCTTCACGCTTAGCAGGAGGTGCTTCACCTTTTTTAGGTGCTGGAGAAGGAGTATATTGTCCACTTCTTACTTCTTTTTCAGCCTGTTTTTGTGCCGGAGACATTGTTGCTGTACGTGTTTGTTCTTTACCAAATTCTTTTTTTGCAGCACTTCTGCTAATACTCTTACCACCGGCCCCACCTAAGCCTATGTCAATTTGTTGCGGTGCTCCACCTCTTCCGCCTAATCCAAAAATATCACTTCGTCCGCCTGCATAACCTCCAAAACCTCCAGACGGTCCCATTTCAGGACCTGAACGGCCACGATTTAACATATCCATTGGATCACGCCATTCGGTTAATTTGTTAGTAATGTCTTTTGATTTCATTTTCTACCTGAATCAATCTTATTTTCTATTCTATCTAATTGCTGTTTTAGTGATGAAAGTTTTTCATTCATTGCTTCTGCTCTAGCATTAGATACTTCAATCTTTTTATCTAAATCACCTACAGTAGAGGTCATTGTTAAATAGCCGCCTCCACCTAAGCTACAAGCTCCGACTACTATCCAAGTTAATTGGCTTGTTGTAAAATCAATCATTTGTTAAAACTAGCTCCTGTTTTTGGTTTAGGCTGTCTAGTCATGTTAGTCATTGGACTCTTTGTTTGTATGCCTTCTTTTGTTTTGTTAGGGCTGTCAGGTGTTTTTGTAGCAGCATACTGATAATCAAATGTTGGCTTTTTAGGTACAACTTTATCTAGATACTGATTTGCATACTCTTTACTTGCTTCTTTACCGTCATCTTCTAATTCAGTATGCAATAATAATGGACTGTGACTTGCTTCGTTAGCATATTGCTCTACTTCGTGATTTATGCTATCGTTATATTCTGTTGTGATTAGACGAACCTGATTAACATTTTTTCCCATTAATTGAACCATTTGCTGAATCATCGGTTCTGTAGCTGGATACTTAAACTCACATTTAATGATCGTCACTGATTCGTTGTGTACGTCAGGAAATCCATATGGATCTTTTTGAATGGGGGTAGTTTTAGGATCCTCAATTTTTACTGGATCAAACTTCTTAAGGTTCATGCGCAACAAGTCTAAAAACTTATTATCGACATCTCCTGCTATCTTAAGTGTGTACTTGTATGTACGTACACTTTCTACTAAATATTGGCGAAAGGTTTTCATGGTTCAATTCCTATAGTATTATTTATCATTATTTCCGTTTTTGCTTGCGATTAAAGATTTCAGTAATTCGTTACGATCTATCAGTGTTGACCCATTTCCCTGAGGAATATTCTCTATTTCTTTAGTCTTTTCATTCAATTTAGCGTCTAATGCTGCTTTCTTTAACTGCAATTCAATCATTTTTATCTTCTTGTTGACTTTAGCTGTTTTGGCTGTAATTGCATGTCCTAGCATTGTCCCTGCAGTACCAAAAATCTCAGCAGCAAATCTACTATCCACCTGCATACCAAGCTCCATTAAATCACTATAACTATTTTTAGCTAATTCAGCTAATTCATCTATTTCAGTGTCACTGGCTTCTAATCCACGAACCTGAGGTAGTGCATTTTCAATTTTTTCTAGGTTGTTGTAAGCTTGGGTAGTGACATCTTCAGGAACAGGAATGATATCATCAGCATGAGAGATTTCATCAATGGGGAGGTCAAATAATTCGCTAAGTTTTTTAGTCATACTCTATGTTATAATAGTAGTATTTATTTACTTTTTCTTACCATTATAAAATAGAGCGTCCTCATTTATCACTCTAAATGTAAGACCTTGGGATTTGCAATATGCTGTTGCTGCCTGCCATTTTGCATGATTGACTGCTACGGTAGCCCGATCTCTTGCACTTGCTGTTTTACTTTCAATAAGACTTTGTTTTTTGGGTTTGATTTCTACGACTTCAGCGTGTTTTTGTCCGAACTTATTTTCATATAGAATAAAGAAGTCAGGGACATAGATTGTTTGCTTTCCTGTGAGAGGATTGCGATAGGGTATTCTTATTGATTCACTTGCCCATTTGATAACACTATTGTTGTTATCACAAAACATCATGAAAGTTAATTCCCATCCTGATCTGTATTTAGGTTTATGATTACCTACATACTTATCTGGATTCTTCACTTCATATATGCCTTGAGCCCACTTAGCCATTTTAAGTTACTACGTTTCTTTGAACAGTTGGATTTGGCACTGGTAAATTTGCAACACCATATAGTGTTGTTTTTGACTTTAGGCTATTCAAATAATAAGCCATTGTTGCGTTAAGCTCAAGTCCACGCTTACCTTGAACAAACTCAAGCAAGGTAATTGCAGACTCACCTGTATATGCTGCCATTCTGAAAATAATTGCAGTAAAATTCTTAGCAGTATTTTCGCTTTGGCATACGTTTTTAAAGTAACTATACACTACATCAAATTCTGATGCGTTTACATTTACATCTTGTGAGTAAAATCTATCAAAAACTTTGACTGTATTATCAAGTTGGCTTGTTAAATCGTTAGTTGGCATAATTTATTTACTGAAAGATGGAAAACTAAAGAGTGCGTTTCTATTAGGAGTACCCTGTGTTGAATTAATAGCTCCTGTTTTAAGTTCATTAATTCCTAATTTAGCTAAGTCCGCCGTTTTAAAAGTGTTGTATGCTCTACCTGAGGTCATTATAGCACCTAAATAGTCGCCGCCACCTAAACTATTTAAGACACCACCTGCGCCATCAATTAACCCACCTTGACCTAATATTTTTTGATTAGCACCAGGTCTAGCAATAGGACTCATAACAGTATCATATAGATGCATACCAAAATCACCAACAACTGGTTTAGCGTTAGGTGAAGTGCCATTTGTCATGATAGCACTACCGTCAACAGCGCCATCAAAATACTGTACTCCTTCGTAGGCTATTGTCATTGTATGTTCCATCGTGCCATTAGTGCTTGAATAGTCGTATGAATCATGTTTAAAATTAGTAATCATTGGGTTTACTAATCTATATTGTACAAAATTACGTTGATTAAATCCATAAATGTTAATAGCTTTAAAGAAAGGTGCTTTACTTACACCTAACGTGTTAGCTAATGCTGTTAATTGATCTTTTGTACTTTGCCCAATGTAACCCCACTCATCATCACCGTAGATAGAATTATCATATGTATTTCTTCTGTTGTAATCGAACACATTGCTACTTGTAGCAAACTGATTTACAAATTGAGGATTTAAGTCAGGTACTACCCCTTGAGTTTGTGCTGCATTTTGTGTAGAGTCTTTGTAATAGTATGTAAAGTATCCATACCAAAGATTTCTTATTAAATTAGCGTTATCGTCATGAAAGGTAATATTGATATCATCATATTTTACTTTTGTTTGAACTATACGTTTTCTGTTGTATTGATTTAGTGTTGATGTATCAAACGTATAAGTAGGTAATTGCACTGTTTTTACAGCTAAACCAAAGTGCGTATTTGTTCCTTCAGGGAAAAATGCTTTAGCCCCTACTAGTTCTGTGTTAATATCAAATGTTACATGGAATAAAAACTTAAACTTAGGACTATAAGCATAGCCATCGCTACGAAAAACTCTACTTGCATGTTGGAAATCTCGGAGATATTCTGTGCCGAATAAACCGCCTAGAACACCTTGCCCGAGATTTTCACCAAGTAGATTATCAAAAAATCCTGCCATTTAAATTTTAAGTACCAATACCAGTGATTGTTGTTCCACCTAAAGCACGACCAACTGCAACACCAATACCAGAACCAAGAGGACTCTGAATCGCATTGTCAAATCGTATTGATAGGGCAATCGTTACAGGTTCATTAGTACCGTAATTTAAAGTATTATAGTTTACGTTTTGCAAGAAGCAACCATACATTTCCCATGTTTCTAAAACTGTTGGGGTTGCTGTACCGTTGCCACCATCTAATACTTCATAATTGATTTGGAATTTATAATCCTGACCTGTTGCTGCACTTGCTTGCTCAACAAAGTCCATTTGCTTTTGTATTTGCTGGCCTACTAATCTTGCAACACTGCCTGTTGCATCGTCACGTAGGTTTATTGTGGTCATCTGCCACTCATGTTTTCCTGCCAAATATAGTTTAGAGTTATAAATGTCGATTGGAATCTCAGTGAAACTTACCTGAGGTCTTGCTACGTCTATAACCTGTCTGGTTAATTCTTGAGTAGAACCGCCCACACCAAAGTTTAAAAATAAAACTCTAAATCTGTATTGTAATTTTGGCATCAACAGTGCTGCTGTGCTGGGCGTGTTGTCTTGCCCTACAGACATATTGAACAATGATTGTGATGCTGTTGCCATTTGTGTATCTCCTTAATGTATTTATCTTAAAAAATTCTCAAGTTTAACCGAAAATAGTTGAACCTCTTTCAGCTATTTCACCTGTATTCATAATTCTTACAGGTATGTAAATAAACTCAGCTGCCTTAACAGGTTCAATCGCAATGTCAATCCATAGTTGATTTGCATCTATACGAGCAGGAGTATTATTTGTACCATCACAAACAACCAAATAGTCATATATACCACGCTTAGCGACAAGGTCTACAAACAAGGTCTGTACTACACTTGTAATTTGACTTCTTGTTAATGCATCGTTAGGTTCAAATACGAACGGACGTGCTAATATAGTTAGTTTTTCACGGATGTAATTAACAAGTCTAGCGACATTAATACGATCAAGTGCTGATTGAGTGTCTTTACTATTCTTGTTGCCATAATTCAATAATCCTACACTAGTAAAGAATGCAAGAGGATTAATAAAGTTACTATATAAAACATCACGTATTCCTACACGATTCTTAATAACTTGGAATTCACCGGTAGCTGCGTCTACGTATCCAATGCTTGATGCATTGTCAATCGTACCACGGCGAGTACCTGCTGGTGCTAACCAAGGATAAGCGATTGTATCATTACGTAGGAATGTGCGTAGCATCATGTGACTTGGTGGAACTGCTACTGGAGTACCGGTTAAGTCTGTACTTAAACCACTTGGATAGAACAATCCCATATATTCATCACGGGTAACACATCCATCTTCACCTGTGCTTGCTGCACCTGCTGTATTTTTAGCCCAAGCTTCAATGTCAGTAGCTTGATCGCTTAGTCTCATTGGTGTATCTCCTAATATATACGCAGTATTACCACGTTCATTATTTAGAGCTACCATTTGAGGTTGTAACTCAGGATAGTTTGGAGATGCCATTAAGTTAAAGAAGTTATCTTCTTCACGTATTGTTTGATTGGTAGATATAGATGCAATAAGTGCTTTTACAACCATAGAACGTTGTGCTTTTCTACCCATGTAAGGACTTCCGTCAGTTTGTAATCCACTTGAACTTACCCAAGCATTCTTGACAACCGGAAGTGTTACTTCCCCAAAAGTTTGACCATTGAAATAATTTGATCTGAACTGTTTTACGTTGTAGCCTGATCTACGTGTGTTGAATAATAACATACCAGTTGGGTATTGAGCTGGACTAGGTGCATCTAAATCAAGATAGTTACTGGTTAATAAGCTTACTACACTAGGAATAGGATCACTAATAGGATCAGTGGTTCCGTTTCCTGCCCAACGTGCATCGGCAAAAAGTATACCGTCACCTGAGGTTTGATCTGTATTATCAATCAATATCCATTGATCGATACCATCTGAATTCTGCCAACGACTCAGCACTGGGTAATTTTCTAGATCACTACTATCTAACCATAAGTCTCCGTATGCTAAATTAGTACCATCACTTTGAACAGTTGGAGCAGTTGCGCTTACTATAACTCCATTAGGGTCTGTTGTATTTGTCCCTGTCGCTACAGGATTACCTGAAGAATCATAATTTACATTTCTATAACCTGTCCAAGCGCCTGCTTGCTGAATCATAATGTCAACTTGATCAATTGTACTATAGAACCAATTAGTGTTGTTTATTGGATTAGTAAACGGTGCTCCTTCATTTGCAACATAATCAATCTTTCTCCAATTAGACAATACACTGAAATATTCGGATGCTGCAGATCCTGAAACATACGCAATGGAAGTTACAGCACCTGAATTAACTGACATAACTCTTACTACTAAATTATTATTAGGAGTTATTCCACCTAAATCCGAACCCTGTATCGTTATAGCATCCCCTACATTGTACGATGAGCCACCTGTTGCAACACCATATGGTATATATCCATCTCCACTATAAGTTAAATTTATACTGCATCCAGTTCCTGTTCCAGTTGTACTATACTGAGGTGCATTTAAAATAGGTAAACTAGGAAATACAAATGGTTGAACTGCTGAATTTACAGAATATGATAGTCCTGCTAAATCCAACAAGTCAGGATAATTGAAATTCGGAATTAAGTATACTTCTCCGCCTATCGTTTGAGTTAGTTGAATTGATCCATCTGTTGTTACTGATGCACTTGTATTAGGTATATTTGCATTTTGCCATGCTATTACAAATTCAGCAGCACCGACAGTTCCTGCTGCAGGTAATGTTATGTTGTATACTTGATTTAAATTTACAGGTAAAACTACAGAAAAAGAAGCACTATTAGGTAATACTGGATTTTTTACTGTACCTGTTATTACTGTAGGTCCTGTTACGAGTCTCTTAAAAAAGTATAAGTTGTTACATATATTTGTTGATACGTTTCCTAATGAAGCAAATATTCCAATTAAAGTACCAGCCGGAATGTTTTGACCACCTGCTGTCCCAGTTATTTCAAATGTAGCTTGAGATACGTTAGGATAAATTCCAACCGGTCTTTGTACAAACGCAGAAGCCGTAGTTACAAACTCTTGCATTACAATATTCATTCCGTTGCCTGCTACTGAAGTTTTTATCCAAACACTTCCAGTTGGATGAGGTCTGCTCTGACCTGAGGTCCACAGAGGCATTTGAGATGAACCACCTGCAATGATTTCAGGTGGATAAAATTTACTTGTACTTGAAATACCCATATCAGCTAAAACAGTATCACTTGAACTAAATTGAAGATAAGATGTATTCTCTGGTGGATATTCTACTTGAGGACTATAGTAAACATTTAATCTACCACTAATAACACTCGCTGAAATATCGCCTAGGTTTAGTCCGTTAATTGCTGCAGCAACACCTTCTACATTGTTATTTGGGGCGGCTGGAACTTGTACTACGAAACTATAGTTTACTTTTGGTCCTATTACTGCAGTTGTAAAAGTAGAACCTGCGGCCAACGTTGGATTTGATACAGTACCAATCACTGCAGGTACACTCTTTGCCCATTCAATAGTTCCTAACTGTACCCAAGTGTTACTTGAATTCTTATAAAACATCATGCTTTGGATATATGGATTGACAGTTGCAGGCTGTACCGGATAAACTGCGTAACTGCCTATATTTCCAATACTTTGTAATGGATAACCACCGGATAAATCACTTGGGTTTACAAGTACTATAGGAGTTTGTTGTGTAAATTTTCCAGTTGATTTGTTGAATTCATATATACCCCAACTTGATGTAGTTGTGTCTAACCAATATGTACCATCTGCTGGATTGCCTCTAGGACGTGTTAATGTTCCTACTAAACTTGCTAAATCAATGTCAGCACGTAGAACCCAAATACCGTTTGTAACACCAAGAGTAGAGTAAGCTGCAAGTAGTCCATATTCGTTTAATTCATATCCTTGAATAGGAGTACCATTTGTAGTCTTATAGAAGAACGGATTACCGTATAGAGAAACTAAGTCACGCTGACTTGTTACTTTGTATACTTTATTAGCATTAGCTGCGATTGTACCAGGAGCTACTCCTGTTCCTGCAGCATTTGATTTATTTTGTGCTGTAGCAAGAAGAACAAAGGGTACTGAATTCGTTTGGGCTGGTGCGTAGTTACTTTCATCGATAATTGTTACTTCTACGCCTGGTGATGTTAGAGCCATTTTATATTTCCTTTAATGTTATGATTTTGAGGGTTAACTCCCTAGTATAATTATATTTATTAAATTTTCTAGAATTTACGGTTCTGTGAACTCTTTGGGAAGAGTTGGCTATAAATAAGAATATGAAAAGACCTATTTGTAAAGTTTGTAATAAAAACCCATGTGCTGCAAATTATTACAGGGATGGTGTCAGACATTACAGAAGCAAGTGTGAGGAATGCAGGAGAAAGAATAAAAAGCTAACTCCGCAGCAGCCCAAATGGAAGCTAGTAGGGTACAAGAAAAAACCCACATGTGATATATGCGGGTTTAAAAAACTCTACGATAGTCAGTTATTAGTATTTCACATTGACGGAAATTTAAACAACGTAGACCTATTTAATCTACGTACAGTATGTTTAAATTGTGTGGAAATAGTCAAACGTAGAGAAACTATTTGGAAACGTGGGGATTTAGAAGTCGATTAAGGCAAATTGAGCATGTGTTTAACACAGTCAAATAAATCGTCAATTGTGCTGTCATTATGTATTTCATGATCAAAATCTAGTCCTACACTGCTATATTCGCTAGGGTGTATTCCTAATTTCCCAAGTCTATCTTTGCTTAGTGACCAACCAATATGCCTAGGTCCTTTATTAACTGATATAGCATCATCATACCAGTCAGGTTTAGGTCCACGATGTACTCTAATTGTTATGCCACCAAGTCTTTTAATAGCTTCCATTTCATTAGCAAAACGTGTGTCAGTAATAACAATATCATCCCTACTTTGACGCAATTTATTTTCTAAACTTGCTATCCAAATATCGTTATGAAAGCTTTGACGGCCTACTTCAGTTCCCCACTGTTGTAAGACCCAGCGTGGACTAAGTTTCTCAATTCCTAATCGCTCACTCCACCAAAGATCAACTTGTTCACGCCATTCACGGCTATATTTTGTAGTGCCTTCAAGTAATTCACGTTCCCAACCAAAGATGTGTGATACTGCGTCTTTAAGACTGCCAGCCCAACTTTCTTTTTTGAATCCGTGTTCTGTGATGAGGTAGTCGGCAATAGTATCTTTGCCTGATCCGATGAATCCAGTAACGCTTACTAGCATTTTATCTCCTTGTAACATATTATATTACAATAAAGAAATATTTCATAAGTTAAAGGTTAACCTTGTATCCAAGTTAACGGTTGGCTATAATCTACGTATCTACGCAAATCCTCAATAAGTTGATCTTGTGACGCTTTTGCTTCTGCTTTGAGAGCAGTACCATTTAATGTTGTGCCACCAGCTGGTCCTGCAATGCTTGCAAACTTTTCACGTGCTTCACCTAAGATACTCTTTAACTGCGCAAGTGTCCAATCACCAATCCAAACTCCTGCTCCCGGATCTTGCAATAGTTCTATCTCAGGTCTTTGAATGTCAGCCCAAATTAAAACTTTTTCACCTGAACCTTTTGGATCACGCACGATACGTAATTCTTTAGTTACAGGGTTAAATGTGTAAATTACATATCCACCGAACATACGTGCTGCTAATTCTATATATCCTGCATAAAAATCGTATGTTGCTAAACCACCTGCATAATTGTAGTTAAGTAGGTATGTGTTTAATATAGCACTACTAAAAGGATCAAAGCTACTAGAAGATGGACCTGTCTCAAGTCCAACAGTTCTACGAAACAACTGTCTAACATTGATAAACTCATCCGGTAAAGTATAAACGTTTGTATTTTTATGTATTTCAAATAGAGTATAGGACTCTATCGTAGCGTTCTGCGCACGTTGACGATAAACTTTAATTGCATATTGATAGGCTGCTTCGTAGTGTTCAGGATCCAGTTCTACATCTACTATTCCGTCACCCAAACGATAACGTAAGTTTTTAAATAATTCGTCTTTTAATTGCTGTAAACTTTGTGATATTGGCATAAAAATTCCCCAGATACTATATTTATCTGGGGAAGGGTTAATTAAAGATCATTATCTTTTCTGTTCTCACTGTAGTATGCATCAAAGCTACCACCTGGATATCTTGATTCTAGCTTTCTGACATTCTCAGCAATGACTTCATTTGGGTCTAACTGAAGTGCCCTACAGGCATTTACCCAGTACCACATGATATCACCTAGTTCACGTTTCATGTGATGGACGTTTTCATCAGTAAGTGCCTTACCTTGAAAGATAATTTTCTTAGGGATTTCAATGAACTCACCTGATTCTGCTGCTAGACCCATACATGCTGTAATAAGTAGTGGGAGATTAACGTCAGGACCATGTTTCATTTGTCCATCATTTAAATCTAATTCATAGTTTGCATCTAGTCTATCAAGTGTTGACATAAAAGTAGTCAAATCATTACTTGGTTGACTAGTAACTTTTTCTACAAAGTGTTGGTATTTGTTTAAATCAATATTCATTCCTCAACTCCAAAATGATTCATAATATTTCGTTCTATATCATATGCCGCAGCAGATTGTGGTGGGTTTGATGCAAGGAATTGCATATTATTTCGCTGTAGTCTCGCAATGGATAGACAATCTTTCACAATCAACTCGGCGAACTTTTGATAGCATTGCTCGGTGCTTTGACTTTCATCCTGACACTCATAGTATAATTCTCTAATTCGTTCGTTCATTAGAATGCCTTCAGTATTAGCATATTTTCGTTAAACCTACCGTTTGGTACAGTCGCAGTTGCTTTAATACCCTCAAAGAATTTACGTGCTGCGGGCTTACTTCCCATAATTTCTTTAAGTTGCTCACCTGGCTTACGTAATGTTTTAATCTCACTCTTGCCTGTATCAAAGCCAATGATAGTATTACCTTTTACAGTAAATGTCTGACTGTATTGATCGGCAATGTAGTGATGCAGTTTGCGCTTTGCAGTATCATACACCCATGCTTCACTTGCACCATGTAGCTTTGTTGGATGTACGCTAACCAAATCAAGTTTAGCCGCAGCGTCTTTAAACTCTTTGAGATACTTGAGTTTGCTAACAATCTTCTCTACTGGCACCGGCTTGCGCTTACGAGGTGTCTTGCTTGCTTTTTTGATGCTGATATAACTATTGAGGTCACTAATAACTTGCTCAATAGCCTTAATCATATTTTTCACTTGTACCTTGCCGAACTGACTGTAGCCCTCTACAAGTTGTGGGTCTTTACCTTCTTGCACTTCATACCATTCATTAAGTTCTTTCTTCCAAACGTCAAGAATAATAGGGATATGTTGTGGAAGAATGTTATGCTTTGACAGAATATCAATGGGTTTGCCTGGCAGACTACCCTTCAATCCAGCCTGAATAAAATCATCAAACAGTCCAATGATTTCCCCTGTTGCCTCACGTGCTTTTTCACGCATAATTTCTTGCACATTAGGACGATTAGTAGTTTCTTTTTCTACTTCTACTTCTACTTCTTGAGGAGTAAGATTAGATTTAAAAACTGTTTCAGGCTTATGTACACAGGTCATTAACCTAGTAATTTCATTTTGCAATGACATTTCTTCATGCTCAGTTAGTTGTAGTCCACGCAATGTCATACGTGCTAGCCAACCATATGTACCTAAAATCTCACTTTCAGGTGCTTTTGCCATCACCTTAGCATCTGCCTTACGGTCATTAAGTTCTAGATATTGAATTAGTAAGTCTTTGGCTTCTTTACGACCATAGAATCTTGTGTACCAACTGAACGCCCTAGCCATTGCACTAGTACGAAATTCACTATCGGGTTGTACCGCAAAAAATGGCTCTTCCCCTGTGTATTTTGTATCAGGGTCTTTGGGATTAAGTGCTTTGATCATTGCATGATCTGAATTCTTAGACTTACGGGACATGCTTTGCTCCTATTATTAACGAACTGCTATTATAGCATACCCTGTATTTAATTACAACCTTTTGGAATTGTCATTTAGACAACGGATTTATGACTAAATAGTATTAGAACAGGAAAAATAACATGCCGCGCCTCAGCCTTTACCGTCCAGAAAAGACCCAAGACTATAAGTTTTTGGACAGAACCATCAATGAAATGTTCACTGTGGGTGGAACAGACCTATACATACACAAGTATTTAGGGCCTGCGGATCAAGGTCCAAGTAAAGATTTTACTCAACCTCAATACAATAATCTAGATCCTCTGAATATACAGGATTTATTATTCCTAGAAAACCGTGACAGAAAATACGCCCCTGACATTTACAGAATTCGTGGGCATTATAATGTACAGAATCTAGACTTTGATTTAAGTCAATTTGGATTGTTTTTAAATAATGATATAATTTTTATAACAGTTCATTACAACACAATGATTGATCTAATGGGTCGTAAGTTGATGGTTGGTGATGTACTAGAACTACCTCATTTGACAGATTATCACCCACTGAATGACACCATACCTGTGGGGTTACGCAGATACTACCAAATTACGGATGCGAACTATGCAAGTGAGGGCTTTAGTCAAACATGGTATCCACACTTATGGCGCATTAAGTGCGAGCCATTAGTTGATAGTCAAGAATTCAGTGACATACTTGAGCAACCAATTAATAAAGAAAATTACTTAGGTGATTGGGATAAGACTAAAACGTATGTACCTGGTTATGTTGTGACTTATGGTGACACAAACTGGACTCCAGTAAAAGAAGTACCTGCTGGTATTCCTTGTCAGGGTGTAGCTTGGTCACAAACTAAAGAATACCCTATTGGCACTACAGTAACAAAAGACGGAAAAACATATGTAACTACACAATTAACTCCTGCAGGAACACCTGTGACAAATACAAATTATTATGAATTATATTGGGAACGTGATACTGCTGATAACTTGAAAGACATAATTAGTAGGTACAATAAAAACATACAAATCAATGATGCGGCAATTGCTGAAGCAAAACGTGTTGTACCTAAAACAGGTTATGACAGATCACAATTATACATTTTACCTACTGAAGCCGATCAACCTGCACCACCTGTTAGTTTAATTATTCGCAATGGTGATCCTGAATTAGCATTAGGTTCTTTAGAAATTGTTCAGCCAGCTGGCTTTAGTCCTAGTCCTATCATACGAATAAGTGCAGCAGCACTAGCTAATTTACAAGAACAAGTGGGTGACAATGACGCAATTAGAGCATTTATACAAATGAGTTTAGAATTAGCAGAGATAGCACCTGAATTAACAGACACTGGATCAGGAGCAGTTGAGCCTGATATTGTTTTAGCAGTTAAAGCTTTTGGTCCTGTTTCAGTACCGTTTGGTACATCAGATAATACATATGCTTTTGCTGATGCTGATCCTGAGCAGCCTAATTTTGATACAACACAATTAACACCTGATATGGATTTCCGTGCTGACTGTGATCCACGATTTAGATTTATTGTTAGAAGTAGTCCAACAGGATTTGGTTACTTAGAAGGTTACTTAGTTGGTACAGGCGAAGCTCCGAACGGAGAACCTGTAACATCAGCTATTGAGTTTCCACCTAATCCAACTACAGGTCAATATGTATTACGAATAGACTATCTACCGCAACAACTGTTCCGTTTTGATGGTGCTATTTGGGTTAGAATAAGTGAGAACGTCAGAACAGGTGTAGCATTTGAAGCAGATGATGAATCACTATTATCATCATTTATTAATAATAGCAATGTTACTGCTACAACAAGTGGTACGATACCACAACAACAACCGCTTTCATCAATACTTACAATTACACCAGATTAAGGAATTAAATGGCACAATATTTTTATGACAATCAGATAAGACGATTTTTAGTGCAGTTTGCAAGAATTTTTAGTAACTGGTATGTTACTAAGGGTAAAGATCCTGCAGGTAATGATATTCTTGTTAGAGTTCCAATACAATACGGAGATCAGAGTAGACAAGTATCTACTGTAATTGCTAATAATAGTCCAAGCAGTTTACCTAGTACGCCTATGATTACCTATTATATTTCTGCACTTGAATATGATCAGACAAGAACTCAAAGTCCTTATTTTACTGACAAAACAAGTGTACGTAGACGAACATTTAATGAAGATACACAACAATTTGAACAAACACAAGGTGATGCATTTACTGTTGAACGTTTAATGCCCGTGCCATATACATTACGTATTACCGTAGATTTTTGGACTAGTAACTATAATCAAAAATTAGAATTGTTAGAGCAGTTAGGTGTCTTGTTTAATCCATCAATGGAAATTCAGAGTACTGATAATTTTATTGATTGGACAAGCTTAAGTGTAGTTTATCAAGATAGATTAACGTTTAGTAGTAGAGTCATACCAATAGGATCAGGCAATCCAATTGACATAATGACATGGACTTTTTACATGCCTATATGGATTAGTTCTAGTGCTAAAATTAAGAAGCTTGGAGTTATATATAAAATTATTGCAAGTATATTCCAAGGTAACGCACTTACTGATATGCAAGATGATGATTTATTATTGGGTACAAGACAGAAAATTACCCCATATGGTTATAAATTACTATTGCTAGGCAATTCATTACAAATACTTCCAGATGGTCAGCCATTCTATCCTAATAACGAAAGTATGGACTTACCTACGAATCCAAATACTAATGTATATTGGCAAGCGTTCTTAAATGTATACGGTACAGTACGTCCTGGTATTAGTCAGATATGGCTAGAAAATCCATACATGGATACTGAAATAGTTGGTACAATAGCGTTTAATCCAACCGATGATAGACTATTAATATACAATGTTGATCCTGATACACTACCACAAAATACATTAGGAGCAGTAGATAGTGTTATTAATCCATCAGTTAAGTCACCTGGTAATGGATTACCGAATGCCACAGCAGGGCAGCGTTATTTAATTGTTGAAGATATTGGGAGTGATATACCATTAAGTTCTACAGAAGGTTGGGGCGCACTTGTTGCTCACGAAAATGACATTATTGAATATGACGGTGTTATTGGTGAATGGTTTGTGAGTTTTGATAGTACATTATTGACTAATGTTCAGTACGTGACTAATCTTACATCAGGTCTCCAATATAGATTTGTGAATAATGCATGGATGAAGTCATGGGAAGGATGGTATAGTGCTGGAGATTTTAGTATAGTAATTTAAATTTGATAAATTATTATATGAGTAAAGCAAATATCAGTGCAGGAATCTTCTTTTATTCTACATCTACCAATAGATTTTTATTTTTGTTACGCAACGACAATAAAGAAACAACCTATTGGGGAATTCCAGGTGGGAAACTTGAGAAGAACGAAACTATTATTCAAGGACTAGAACGTGAATGTCATGAAGAAATACAGTTTTTTCCTACTACTCCTAAACTGATTCCAATTCAAAAATTTGTCAACAATACATTCACATATCATACATTCTTTTGTCCAATAGAGAATGAGTTTATCCCAATATTAAATGAAGAACACATAGGATACTGTTGGGTAGATGTTAACAACTATCCTAAGCCATTGCATCCTGGATTGTTTAATACCGTGAACTTTGATGTTGTGAAAGATAAATTAGAACAATTAACGCAAGTTAAAGAGTAATATCTCAGGTTCTTCTTCTGGATTAGTGATGACTAATTCAGTTTCATTTTCAAAACTAAATCCAGAACCTGTATATGCTTCAATACCATTAATATAAGCAGAACCGTTTATTATATAAAGATAATACTTACGATTAGAATTTAACTGTTCTATATGATCCTTAGTAAAAATACCTGCACTTAACTTAACATCACTTTGAATTATTAATGGACCTTTATCACTTGCAATAGGACAGAAATTATCTAACTTTTCTTCTCTGTCAAACATCCAAACATCATATTGAGGTTGAAAGTTATGTCTATTTGGACGCATCCATATTTGCAAATAATGAATTTCTTCATCTGAATTATTACCTTCACAATGCCAAATGCCTGTACCCGTACTCATTCTTTGTACAGCACCACTAGGCACTTCTAGTACATTGGTCAAATTATCATTATGAAAGCAAGGACCTTTAATTACATAACCTATGATTTCCATATCCATATGTTGATGAATAGGAGTAAAGTTATGTGGTTTAACTTTATCATCATTAATAACCTCTAAGTCGCTATAGTGGATATAATTAGGGTCGTTGTATGTATTGTTGCTGAATGAACGATAACTATCTATCCAACCAAAGTTGAAATGCCCTCTTGTTTCAGGTAGTCTATGTGTAATCATAAGTTTATTTAATGGAAAAGCGGCTTGCGCCGCTTTTTTATTGATAGTAAATTAAGCTTAGCAAGCGTAATCAATATCAATCGTAATAAGACCAGTTGCTGGATCAGGTGTATCTGTCTTATCATCAAATGAAGCAATATACTTAACTCCTGAATTTTCATCTGTGCCATTATTAGTAAAGTCAATTGCAAAATGATCAGTTAAGCTTTGGCAATATGGATCACCACCTGAAGCTTTGTCTAATGTAACTGTCATTTCATTTCTCACTAAAGCATTTGAAGCTTTATTTACTAATGTACAAACACCAGCTGCATATCCATAACCATTAGTTGTTAAGCTAGCATTTGCACCTGTACAAGTAAATAGTTTACCTACTCCTGCATCTGGGCCTGCTCCTAATGCTTCCCAATTAGTGTTACTAACACTAACAATATAGTATGCTTGTCCATTAGCCATAAATTCATCTTCAATATTCTGATTTCTGACTACTAAATGCTTTCTCTTACCTTTTTGACGTAAGATCCAGCAACGGTCTGAAGTTGCACTTGTGTAAGATACATTTGAGGCATTTCCGTTTGAAACTGCTCCTAAAGTAACTGTATCGCCTTGTGTTATTCCGACTGGTCCAACAGCATCGTCGGCTAATTGGAATACTGCTGCAAGATCAGGTGTTTCGCTAACACGCAATGTTGTTGCTGTTGGTAAATCATATACATAATATACAGTACCTGCTATTAAATTACCCATATTACCAGCTACTGTGACTGCACCACCAACTACAAATTGACTTGAATCTGTAACTGTTAAACGGTCGTTACTTGCTGTAGTTGCTGTTACTGTATCACTTGCTGATGCGTTGATTACACTTACTGCACCTAATTCTACATCGTTTGCATAAAGTAATGAACCTACACTTAATACATCACTAAATTGTGTGCTGAATCCACTTACAGTAGTTGTTGCTGTTGAAGCAACAATTGTACCTTGTTGCTGTTGTTCTACTGCTGCATAACCATATACAGTAACAGCTTCTATACCACCAACTACGCCAGGTGCGCTAGTTGTAAAACCATTGTCTGTAGTGCCATCGTTTGGATAACCTTCATCGGTAATTCCGTCTGGGCTAACTGCTGCGTTTGTTTTTGCTATTTTTAAAGGGCGTCCCATTTTGTTTCATCTCCTTAAGTGTGAACGTTCTAGGTCCTACGCAGTTGGGGAACTGCATAAGTCTCCCATATAGAGAGAGAACATATGTATTTATCCCCAACTGGTGTTTTTAGGTTATGCCGTATCCGTCAATGTACCAAGTATTCGCTGCTACTTTTATAATCGTTACATCAGCATGTGTTGATAATGTTCTAGTACCAGTACTTCCTTGGTATCTCATTGTAACACCTAATCCAGGAGCTACAGTTAAGTTCTGAGTACTATCACCATTTATAATACGAAGCTGAGTTCCAGGAGGTATTGTTTGAGTCGTATCGTTAGGAACATTTAAAATCGTTCCTCCTGGTTGCCCTGTATAGTAAATTAACGTCCCTGTGTCAACACTAGTTAATGTGTAACTAGCATTTTTTGTGTTTAAAGGAGCGATTCTATAACCAATTTGAGCTGAACCACCTATTACTGGTACTCCTATGTTACTATATCCACCAGTTATTGATAAGTTGCCCGGTAATGTTGTATTACCACCGCTATCTAACAAAATAAGTTCACGTGACTTAGTACCAAATGGGTTTCCACCGCTGTTTGTATATTGTCTTACATAAATTGGTTCATCACCGTTGTCAGCAGTATCAATAGATATGAATCCAGCATTTGCGCCTGTACCGCCAACTTGTATTCTATAGTAGTCATCTGATGCAATGACACCATATAGAGCATTTGCAGTCATGCTTGCAGTAAGACCAGGTGTAACTACACTACCAATTACACTTGAAGCACTAATAATATTCGCTGAACTTATATTTCCAGTAACACTTAAATTACCAGGTATTTGTGTATTACCACTAGCATCTAATAATGTAAGAGTTCTTTGAATGTTACCATAAGGATTACCACTAAGTTCAGCATACTGTCTTACATATATTGGTTCAGTGCCTTCATTTGCTGTAGCTATTTCTACATATCCACCACTAGGTCCTGTGCCACCTACTTGAATTCTAAAGTAATCATTATCTGCAATAGTTGTATTAATAATATTTGCTGTATTTGTACCAGACAAACTTATTTGTAAATTACCCGTAAACGTATTTGCAGTCACATTTCCTGTAGTTGTAATACTACCGGATAGTGATAAGTTACCTGGTAATAGTGTATTGCCTGCACTATCTAATAATGTCAATGTTCTTGGAGTGAGACCACTATATTGCCTAAAGTAGATTGGTTCATTACCATTATCACCTATATCAAATGATACGAATCCTGAATCTGCTCCAGTACCACCAACTGTTAATCTAAAGTAATCGCTTGAAGCAATATTTGCAAGTATTAAGTTAGCATTGTTTGTACCTGTCAAATTGTTACATGTTAAAGTACCAACTAAGTTACCACCAATAAAATTGTTAGCTGTGAAGTTATTCGCAACTAAATCACCACTAATAGTTACATTACCAAATAAATTATTTGCAGTGATATTACCAGTTAACGACATATCACCTGTGTAAGTCAATGGGCCAGTGCCAGCACGTCCTAACTTAGCTGAATTATTTCCATTACCAAATACAACATAACCGTTTGCAGCATTAGTTTGGCTACTGATCATCAATGTTTCAGTAACACCTATATCACCTAACCAAGTTGTAGTGCCTACTCTAAAGTTTTGACCTGTGCTAGTAGCAGTTGATACAATGATACCACCAGTTACATTCCCTGTTACACTTGAACTTATACCTGTTACGCTAGTAATAACTGCTGATGTTGCAGTTAGATTACCAACTAGGTTAGCTGCAGTCACATTTCCTGTTGTGGATACTACATTACCAATTACACTGTTAATAAACAGATTTCCAAATGTAGCATGTATATTAGTTCCAACAATTAAATTAGATGCACTTACAATATTTGCGGTCGCACTGATTATTCCTGTTGCGGTAATAGTAGAAGGAGTAGATATAGCACCTGTTGCACTTAATGTTCCTTGTGATAGTATTGAACCACCTGTAATACTTGAAACAACACTTAGATTTGTTGAAACATTTACATTTCCTGTTGCTGTAATACTGCCACTCGTAACTATATTTCCGGTGAGACTTAGGGTAGGTGCAGTTATATTACCACCTGCCGAAATACTACCAACTACAGATACACTTCCTGGAAATCTACTATTTCCAGTTGGTCCAAGAAGTATTAATTCACGTTCTAGTGAGTTAAATGGAGTAACTTGCGAAGAATTGTATTGTCTTACATATATTGGTTCACTACCTTCATTGGCTGTATCAAAAGAAACATATCCGTTATTAGTATCTCCGCCTATTTGAATTCTAAAGAAATCAGTACCTGCGACAGTTGTATTAATAATATTTGCTGTGACTCCACCCCCTACAGACATAGCAAGATTACCAACAAAATTATTAGCAACGATATTTGAAGTCGTTGAAACAATTCCTGTTACATTTAAATTGCCAGGTATCTGTGTGTTGCCGTCTGTATCTAGTAACGTTAATGTACGAGTTGGATTCGTGCCTGTAAACTGTCTTACAAATACTTGTTCATTACCATTGTCACCTACATCAATAGCAACAAATCCGGCATCACTTGATGTACCACCGATAGTTAATTTAAAGAAATCTGTGTCAGCAATATTTGCAAATATTAAGTTTGCATTGCTTGTTCCACTTAAATTATTTCTAGTAAGTGTACCATTTAAATTGCCGCCCCAAAAACTATGTGTGGCAATGAAGTTTGCAGCAGTTACATTTCCTGATGCTAAGTTTAGATTACCTACTAAATTGTTTGCTGTTAAATTTCCAGTTAATGACATATCACCTGAATATGTCAACGAACCAGTTCCTGCACGACCTAATTTAGCAGCGTTATTACCATTACCAAATACTATGTACCCATTAGCAGGATCAGTAAATCCAGTTATTCTTACAGTGTCAGAACTAGATATATCACCTAACCATGCAGCAGAACCTATTCTATAATTATTTCCAGTACCAGTTGCTGTAGAAATAAACATATTTCCTGTAACGTTGCCGGTTACACTTGAGGTTGTACCTGTTACGCTGCTAACTACAGCAGAAGTAGCAGATAAATTACCAAATACACTTGAAGCATGTATATTTGCAACTGCAGTTATATTACCGGTTGCAGTTATATTACCAGTTGCAGTGATGTTACTATTCGCTCTTAAATTACCTGCTATTACGTTACCGGTTGTATTAAGGCTATCATATGAAGTTATAGATCCATTTGTAATAATAACTCCATTAGCATACATTATTGCATTTGAAGATCCAAGTGTTATTGAACTATTTGCTACAAGTGAACTACCTCGTATTTGGTTAGTTGCGTTAATATTATTTGCAGTAACATTACCACCTGAACTTACAACAACATCTCCGCCGCCACTGACAACAACATCTCCGCCACTTGTCACAGATAATTGCCCTTGTACGGTGGCTGCACCAAACACAGATAAAGCACCAAGTGATCTTATGCCAAGATTTGCTTGTACAGTTCCTGGGAATATAGTATTTCCAGTATTATCTAATAACGTAGCTTCTTTTACAATACCACCAAAAGGGTTGCCACTTATATTTTGATATTGCCTTACATATATTTGTTCTGCAGCATTATCACCAGTCGCAATTTCTACGAAACCTTGATCAGTTCCAGTGCCACCAACTGCCAGTCTGAAGAAGTCCTGTCCGGCGCCACCATTTGCCATAATTGCACTAACAAGAGCTGTAGTGCTAGTTGTGTTAGCGATTCCAGTAAGAGTACCAATAATACTACTTGCTGTTATGCTACCGCTAGTAGTAATATTTCCTGGTACAGACAAGTTTTTGTTTAGTATCGTATCACCAGCTGTAGATAAAAGAGTTAGATTACTTGAAGCAGTGCCACCAGTATACTGTCTAAAGAAAATTGGTTCATTACCTTCATCTCTTGTAGCAAATTCAACGTAGCCTTGATTGACCCCGAATCCTCCAGCTGTCACAGTGAATACATCATTATCAGCAATATTAGCTCTTATTAACTCTGCTGTATTGGTGCCTGTTAGATTAGCTGTGATTAACCTACCTCTGAAATTACCACCAACAAATGTATTTGATGTGAAACTATTTGCACTTAAATCACCACTACTAAAGTTAAAGTTACCTACAAAATTATTTGCAGTAACATTACCAACAAGTGACATGTCGCTTGACCAAGTAAGTGGTCCAGTTCCTGCACGACCTAAACTTTGACTGTTGTTACTAGTACCAAATATAATATATCCATTAGCAGAATTTGCTTGGCCTTTTAATATTATTGTATCTGCAATGTTAACATCGCCAA